CTGCAGGTACGGTGTGCGGCTGGTTTGCCATCTACCGGGCACGGCGGCTGTTTTTTCATCTAAAATCCGGTAGCGATCCGACCACTCGGTTACGGTTAGGAGGTCCGGCGGTTTCAGTATGGCGATGGCATCTTTCAGCCACGCCGGCCACTCAAGAGGTGTTCTTTTTCTTTGACCGGCGCGACGGAGTGTAGACTCCGTCAATGCTGATTTGTTCGAGTCCATCGGTTATTACCTCATTGACCATTCTTTCTATCCTCCTCGCAGTTACCGCATCCACATGCGAGGCCACTTCCACCGATACCCGCCGGCCCAGTGTCAGGAGCGAACGTTTCAGGACAATGAAAAATCGCTGCAAGGTATCGGTGGTTTCTTCCGCACTGACATATTTGCCCTTTAGCTCCCCGAGCTTGATAGCGGCCGAGGCAGCAGCCAGCTTCTTTAAATCGGTGTCTGCTTTTAGCTTTTGCTCCTTCAGCGCTACGGCGTCCGCCTGCCCCTCGGTACGGATGCCGCTCCCTACCAGCCCCCGCCAGCGAAGAATATCTTTGAGGCACCACCAGCCGTGTTCTTCTTTGGGGCATCCGTCTCGGACCCAGTAGGTCAGGGTGGATTTATCTATGCCCAGTAATTCGCATAGGTCTGAGGTGGAAATACATTTTTTTCCACCAATCACGCGCCCCCACTCGTCTGCCATATCGGTCGCTCCCTCCTTTCCGCCCATAAAAAAAGAAGCCCTTTACGGCTTCGTGCTGAACTTTCCTTCTATTATATTACTGTGATCCGGTCTGCTTCGATTTCCTCCTCGATTTCGTTCTCGGTATACATCACTATCTCGGTATCCCGAGGGTCTTCGGAAGCCAATACCCAGGCGTTATGCCATTTGCCAACTAGCCTATAGTTCTGTTTACTGCCTTTCAATGTAAGAAGGGTTCCTTTAGCGTATTTCATCGTTTTAGCCTCCTGTGCTTTTGTTGTGTTCATGATAGCTCTTTAAGCACAGTTAATCAACTAATTTCTTCTATTTTGATCGATTATCTTCGATTATCTAATGATTTCGTATTTGAACGTAAATAAAAAGGAAACCGGCGTCGGCTTCCTTTTTATTTACTTATTATTTTATAACCAGCCAGCCTTCCTCCAGCCCTTCCTCGATCTCGGCCTCGGTATATAGTATCACTTCGGTGTCTTCCTCGTCTTGTGGAGCCAGTACATAACTGTCATTTACAATATAGGCTGTGCCAACTAGCGTATACAGTTCATCATACGATGCAAAAACAGTTCCTTTAGCGTACTTCATTTTTACACGCTCCTACTTCTAGCTAAATTATCCCGGAGCCGTTCCTCGCGAATTTTGTGAATTAAGAGAACGTCTTTTTCTGTTACATATCTGGGTGGTACAAATATATTCAATTTTTGAAGCTCTTTAGAAACCAGTTTGCGGGGGTATCCTAGTATCATTTTCTTTTCTCCTTCCTGTGCTTTGTTGTGTTCATGTTAGCTCTGAAAGCACAGAAAATCAAGAAATATCTCTATTTTTCACACGTTTTCTCTCTAATTCTCCATTTTACTCGCAATACCTGCCGCCACCAATCCATCCAGCAATCTCCGGCTTTTCTCTTCTATTGTCCGGGCGTTAATATCAATGCCGAACCCAGCGAATTTGAACACGTTACCGGCCACATACGCGATGTATTCCTCGATGTGATTCAGCGTGTCCCGGTGAAAGCACTCGTTCCACATTTCATCGACCACCGCTTCCGGCGATCCGCTATATACTCTGTCATTCATCATTACTCGCATTATTATCACCACCTAAAGTTAAAATTCGGCTTGTATCGCGGCTCTTGTTCCGGGAAAGCCGATTCCTTTATCGCCCGGTGGAGAATGCCGATATCAAACCCGGCCTCCTGGTAACCTTGCTGGATGATATAGTAATATTTGTTGCCTGGCGTACCAAGCGGCGGCCCCTCGTTCATAACATACACCATCGCCTTGACCCGCTCACCCTTAAAGGTGACTGTCACGATTTCCTTACGATAAAGGCGCGGAAAGCCTTCATAACGGTCCAGCGCCACCTCGTCGGCTGGCTCAATCGCCCAGAGCAGCACCGGCACTACACCGGCGGCGTCCGGTTCAATATTCATCACTGCGCCGCCATCCATCCCCCGAAAGGTTGCTTTGTATCCCCTGAGCTTCGCCGGTCCCAATACCCGCGCGGTCGGGCACCGTCTTGCCATCTGTTCAATATTCAAATTGCTGCCGTAAGCCAGATATATTTTAATCATCATCATTCCTCCACTCTTTATTCCAGCAGGGCGGCAAAGCCGCCCTGCCTTATTTTCTTATGACGCCGCGTATCTCCAAGCGCTGTTACCCTCTAGCTTGGCTAAAAGGTGCTGCCTAGCCGTTTGGAACTCGTCGCCGATCAGGCCAAGGCGTAGAAGCCAGGTCCGAAAGGTGAACTTTTCGTTCGTAGTAGCCGTTTTTCTGGCCGACGCGCTCTTTTGTGCGATTGCCTGGTGGCTGATCGCCAGGCAAAGCTGGATGTACGCTTTTATCTTCCCGGCGTGAGTGGTGGAATTAAAAAGCCTGAATTCCACTGTCCCTTTCGTAAAGACGGAGTGGAAATTCAGGCCATGATATCTGCTTGCGTGATAATGATAGTTGGTTTCCCCGCTATAGGGTTTATACCAAAGTGTTCTTAGTGCTTCCATGGTCGCAGGTTTAGTGCGGTTAATATCTTCTATCAAGCTGCCATTCACCTTTTGGCAAAATCTTCTCATCCGTGCCTCGTCAACTTCAAGGGCTTTATAGAGCATGTCCTCTTTGCTAGCCATCAGGTTGACCAGGTTACGCAGCGTTTTAGCGGTATGGTTGGCGGCATCGACATGAATATGGATACCGCAGCTACTGTTGGTGAACGCGCCTGCCTCGCGAAGTCTTCTGACCAGTTCCTGAACTGTTTCGATGTCTTCGTATCGGCTTTTTGGTGAGACTACCTCGACCTTATATTCGTCGCCAGCCGATGCTCGCCTACCGTTTGTTTTTTTCTGAGCCGTAATGCTACCGTCTTTAACCACTTGCCAGGTGCGACCTTGACAATCCGCTACCTTATAGGTCCCATACGAGGCGCTTTGGTGACCAAGGCTTGTACCAAAATAGGCTGAGATGGTTGTTGCTGCTTGGTATCTTGTGATTCCGGTGAGTTCGATTTCGATGCCGAAGTACTGGTTTTTCATGCTGCTAACCTCCTGTGCTTTTGGTCACTGTCATGTTACCTCCAAAAGCACACGAAATCAACTCAATTATTCGATTTTAACATATTTTCTTTCATTTCCTCATGTTTTCTCTTTTTTACATCAATTAACACACTTTTACTCTTTAAAACTATTTCCACTTCCGGGTTCACACGGCGGCGGCAGGCGTAGCGCTACTCGTGGCCAAACGGGCCTTGCGCCTTTTTACTGCCTCATGGATCTGCTCCTCCGTTCGGAAAGAACCGTTGCCATCCAACCTACCAAGAAACAGCTTCCGGCTGGCGCTGTACTCATCGCCAATAAAGCCGAGCCGGAGCAGCCAAACCCGAAACGTATATTTTTCATTAGCAGTTTCTTTCGCATGCGGCGTTGCATATTTTTGAGTTAAAGCTATGGCGTTTACCGCAAAGGCGAATTGAACATAGGCGGCGATGATCTCCGGGTTTAGCGTTGCTGCAAACCAGCGTAAGGTGATGGCGTCCTGAGTAACCACAAGGCCCGGCGAGACTTCAGTGCCTGCCGCTTCCAAAAAATCCTCAATGGTTTTAAGGCGGACAGCGTTTATCGCCTCCACCATTTCCGGGGCAATAAAGGGATGACCCGTGCCCATCGCTTTGGAAATCAACCGCTCCTTACCCGCTAGAATATTGACCAGGTTCCGCAGCGTCATGCCGTTGTGTTCCTTGGTAGAGATTGTCACTGCCACCTGGCCTTGCACTTCTATCCCGTTCTCTTCGAGCACTTTCAAGACTGCAAACAGTTCAGCCACATTGTCTTGTGCCTGCCCCTCAGTAACAACCGCGCCAGCCTTATCAACAAGCCATTCGCTTCCGGTAGATGTGGTAATGAGATACCCAAATCCCCGCGTGCCCTGGTAAACCGCCTGTGTACCAAAGTGGCCGGCCACTAGAGCAGCCACTTCTTTTCGCTCGCGGCCAGTAAGCATCATATGAAATTTGAAACCGTGCTTCTCCATAAAAAGCCCTCCCTTATTCATTTCGTCAGTGCACATGTTACCATGAACACACGGGAAAGCAAGTTAATTCTTCACTCAAACGGAAGCCGTCAATGCCAGTGCCAAGATCAATAAAAACCTCATTTACGCAATCTTTCCGATAACATCCGCATGGGATATTTTCTCTCCATCCCTTAACAGAAACACGCCCTTATCACTGCCGACCTGTGCAATATACCGGGCGACAATCACATCAGCATATATCGGGTCTAGCTCTGAGGTATAGCAAATGCGCCCAGTCTGTTCGGCGGCAATGAGCGTGGAGCCGGAACCGCCAAAGAGGTCAAGGACGATGTCACCGGCCTTGCTGCTATTTTGAATAGCATTGGTAGGAATAGCTATCGGCTTCATCGTCGGATGGTCGCTGCTCCGGCTGGGCCGGTCAAACGGCCAGATCGTAGTTTGCTTACGGTCACTGTTCCAAGTGTGGGCCGCACCTGGCTTCCACCCGTACAAAATCGGCTATAGCAATAGGTAAGATTTTGATACTATCTCCATCTTTTCCCCTGCTTCACACCGGACATGAGAGTTTCCAACTCATCCGGCGTTCCATCAATGATTAGTAACGTTAAATCATATGGTTTCCAGCTTGTAGTCTAAACTTATTGATAGACTTGAGTTCCTCTGCATTAGGTTTCACAATGTCTAAATACTTCTGAATTATCTCTGCTGAGGTTGCATGAATCAATTGGTGGACGTTCCTGGTGATAAAGATCAGGTTATCGTACTGATCTGTTCCACATGTGGCTCTCGGCTGGATATGGTGCGCTTCCATTTGCCCAATTTGCAGTATTGCTTTGGTGATTCGACAAAGGCCAGCTTGTCCAATGTACAGCGAGATACGGTTGTCGTTGTATTCGATGCTTTCACCTTGTACTGGGTTGCGCATTAAATAGCGTACGATTGCCATATTGGTGCGCTTCAGTTTTTGGTGTATCAGTGCTCGACCGGCAACCGTGAAGTCACAGGTTTCCTGTTTAAAGTTCAATGGCGGTCTTGTGCTAATGCATTGTATTGGAAAAAGAGTTATTGCTCCAATACTATAAGTCCGCTGATTGTATTTGCCATAGAACTTCAGGAACGCCCGGCTCTTAATTCCCTTTCTCTTTAGATGATGTTTCAGGCGGTTATACAGACATTGATTGACTACAAAGGCGATTTCACGAAAATCCTTACTCACCGAACTTGCTATAGCGTAGTAATTCTGTAGCCCCAATACCGTAGCGTTATAATTGCTCACGTTTTGGGCGGAGGAATTCTCCTCGATTCGATGAATTGCTGTTTTGAGTCGTTCAACACACTTTTTCTTTGACTTATCAGTAAGCCTTGATTCGATCACATGCGTTTTCCTCTTGGGGACAGCCTTGATCTTTATTCCTAAGAATTCCGTATATTCGCGTCTGAGATTTGTGATTTTTGATTTTTCCGGGCTGATTTCCAGTCCCAGTCGCTCTTTTATCCACGCTTCTACCGCTGCGAATATTTTTACCGCATGATTATAAGACCTGCAAAAGATCTTAAAATCATCGGCGTACCGGACAATATACATCTCTTTAAGGGTTGTTGTTCTCAATGCCTTGCTATGTGAGCAACAGTTCTGGTATGCATGCTTAGTTTTCATTGACAGCCATTGGCTATCAATCCACCAGTCCAGTTCATTGAGTACGATGTTGGATAGCAACGGGGAAAGCACGCCGCCTTGCGGCGTTCCGACTTTCGGAATCCCTTTTCCTTTGACCTCTGCTTTTAACATCTTTCCGATGATGCAGATGAGATTCTTGTCCCGGATGCCCAACGTCCACATTTGTTTTAGAAGTTTTCCATGATTCACATTATCGAAGAATCCCTTTATGTCAATGTCCACAACATAGTACATCTTATTGATGTTTACTAGGTGGTATGCTCTGGCAATGGCGTGGTGCGTGCTTCTGTTCGGACGAAACCCAAAACTATATAGGTAAAATTTCGCTTCACAGATTGGCTCCAAAACTTGCAGAATGCATTGTTGCAGGATTCGGTCCTCGATTGTCGGAATGCCTAGCGGCCTCTTTTTTCCATTGCCTTTATCGATTTCCGTCCGCCTGACACTGTGGGGAGAGTAGTTCTTCAACCTTTTTTGAAAGTAGCGAACTATTTCTTCGTTAGTGGCGTTCATGATGTTCCTGATTGTATGTCCGTTGGTGCCGCTGGTGTTGCTACCCGTATTTCGTTTGATTTTGCGATAGGCGAGAAGTATATTGTTCTCTGATTCTATGATGGGAATCAGGTTCTTGAAGCAGTGACCGTTTCGGCTTCTCTCATAGAGTTCGTCAAAGACTGGTTGTGTGTCGTAATACTCGTTGTAGCGGAGTTTGGATTTTTTGAAACTCTTCTTGCAAGCTGTCATTAGTCGGCTATTTTCCTCTCTTTCGATTGGATTTCGCCTCTGTTAGTCTTACTCGAACCTAATGATTACCATGATTTTACGTTTTTCTCATTGACTAAAGGCTATCCCTCCACAGCTTATTATTGCTGCTTCCTCGGTACTATGCCTTCACTTTCACGTTGATGAAGGTATGTTATGTCTTCCATACCGACGCTTCGCAGGAATGAAGTCCTCCACGTTCAACGCTTACTCCGTTCCTATATCTCTATCATTCGATGCCCTTAGGTTCTTGCTATGAGCCTGCTCACACGATGCCGCCTGTAACGGCATAGGGATTTTGGCTTGCACGATTCCTACTCATCCCCGTAAGCTGTACACCTTGTACACCTCGGCATTTCTACCGAATCTGGCTTTAGACCCGTACATTCGCAAGTTCGTCAGTTCGTTTTGGCTGTTGATTGCCGAACATTCTAACCATAGGCACCGGACTCCCGCCCTATCTGCTACGCGTTCCACCTCTGGCCCGCTTTCGACAGCTTAACTGTTTCGGTAGCATTCAGACGACTTTACCGAGCTTATGACACATTTTCTCTTCATAGAATTTGTGCCATTCGGAGTTCTTAGAGATAGCCCTTCGGGGCGTTACTCCCTCATTTGACTATTTGAGATACAAGTTCTACAAAATCTTGCGATTTTGCGCCTAACCTTTTCAGTTAGGAACGGATCGCACCATGTTGCCAGTGGTAATCCTGGCGGCCAAGCACCATGCTGTTTTTTACCCAGACAAGGCATTGCTTTAACAGCCAGCCGGCATCCACCATGGCCCTGCGGAAGTTCAAACCCTCGGTATCGGCGTGACATACATAAATGGCACCTCCTGGTGCGACAGCTTCCAGCATGTTTGTATAGGCTTGCAAAAGAAACTTGTAAAAATCACCGTCTGCCATACTATCGTTTTGAATTTTAAGGCTGTCCGCCGTTTTACCAACGTATGCTACGTTGTAGGGCGGGTCGGTAAAAACCATATTGCACAACTTGCCGTCCACAAGCCGTCGGACGTCTTCCGCTTTAGTGGCATCGCCGCAAAGCAGGCGGTGTCGGCCCAGTAGCCAAACATCTCCCGGCTTGGTTACCGGGATTTTAATCTTAGCGGCCTCTTCCTCCGCGTCGAAGTCATCCTCAACCGCCTGCTTTTTAGCCGGCTTCTCCTCTTCACCGTCCAAGACGGAAGCCAGCAAGTTTTCAATTTCCAGATCATCGAAGCCGGTGAGTTCGATGTCCATCTCGGTTTGCTGCAGTTCGGCCAGTAAATCCTGCAGCTTTGGCAAATCCCAATCACCGCCTGTCTTGTTAAGCGCGATGTTGAGAGCTTTCTCCTGATCCAGCGGCAGGTCTACCAAAGAAACATCGACGGTTTTGTGTCCCATCGCTTGGAGAATTTTTAATCGCTGATGACCACCGACCACCACATAGCCCCGTTTATTGACGATAATCGGGTCAATATAGCCAAAGGTAAGAATGGATTTCTTGAGCTTCTCATATTCTTTGTCGCCCGGCTTTAAGTCAACGCGCGGGTTATATGACGCGGCATTTAATTTTTCAATAGGCAGTTTGATAATTTCCAAGTTGTGGCCTCCAAACAAAAAAACGCCCGCATAAGCGAACGTTTTAAAATTTCAGTTTGTAATTGTTGAATACCGTGTTTTTACAACTTTCAAAATCCACCAACCCTCAGTAACGCTGAATTTGTGTGTTTAAAAAGTTGAAAGGTTGAACAAATTTTTTTACTTTTTCGCGGAAATTTATCGCGGCATAGCCGACCCCTGCGGCCCCCATCCCCTAAGAAGGAACCGCCCGATTTATTACCAGGGAAATAGGCATCACCGAATCAGACGGCACTGCTTAGGGATGATCGCGCCATGCTTTCGTTCCACGGGCGGGGCGTTGGCTCTCATCGCTTCCCGGCTCGTGATATAGCCGCTGCATTGTCCTTGACACCAATCCACCCGATTTGCCATGCAGACTTGGGCACCGTGATTCAGGCAGTCCGTCCGGCTACACACTACCGTTGGCATAAGGCCACCTCCATAAAAAGTAAGACCGCCCCAAACAGGGCGGTCCTCAAGTATTTCGATGGTATCATTATAGCACGGTCAAAGTCAAAAAAGTGTCTAGACTTTTTCCAGTTTCATATCGCCTTTAAGGCAGTTACTCCAAAAAGTGCGACGGCGAATTTCCTAATCGCTTTATTCTTCATATCGTAGACCGACTGCCGTGAACTATAGCCAAATTTATCAGCAATCATATCCTTATCCAGCTTCTCTATATACCACATGGTCAATACATCCCTGTACTGCTGGCAGCCTGCCTCCTGGCAAATCGCATTTAATATATCCTCGACCTTTTCCATTTCCGTGAGCGTTAACTCCCGCATCTCCTGCCACTTTTGCAGTTGAAAAATCTGGTTTAAGGTGTCGTGCGACTGCGACGCCCGAACACCGGTCACGTCCATGCTTACAGCACCCACCCCTTTTGGCGCGGTCTGCCATGTTAACTGTTCGATCATCCGATCGGCGTGCTCGACGCTCTTGGTGAGTTCCCGGTAATAGCACAAGTAATTTTCTGCTTCCCTTATGCAGTCCATGCTTAGTCCTCCTGCCTCGGGTTGATTGTCTCGCCGTTAGCGGCCTGCCGGAGCCATTTGCTAAACTGATAGGCTTTATCGATTTCTTTCTTAGGCTCATCCTTATGTCCGAGTCGAAGCAAGTACTTCAGCGCATTGCCGCGCAGATATCCCTGAAACTGTTCTGCAGGTAAATACATCTGCAAAATCTCTATGAGTTCAACCGGAGCGATTTGGTAGTGTTTTTGATGGGCCGCTAACCCTTTACTCAAGGGCCGCACTCTTTTTTGCTGTGACAAATGCTTTCCCCAGCACTTCCGGTCGCAGAAATTGTTTTCTCGAATGTTACTTTGGTATCTACGGAAACGAGTACCGCAATAATCGCAGGTAACCACTTTCTTGCTCATCTAGTCCTCCTGTTTTACCGAGTGTATTTTTTGCATCATTTTTTTCTTGGCTTGTTCCTTAGCCTTGTCGGCAGCTTTCTGCTGCTTCTCGGCCCATTTAATCCGCCGCTTCCATTCACTGTTAATCGGCAGCATATTCATGGCTTGTCCTCCCATTGCTCATTTTGCTGGTCACAATCCGGACACGAACAGGGCACACTTCGGGCACAAATGTCATGAGAGGGAAAACCGGGAAAACCCGCATAACTACTGACTTTTTAAGAAATTGGGTCACAAGTCTATATATAAGATATATAGACTATATATATTTATATATATTGATAATTCTTCTTTTATATAAGATAGTAGTGTCTACTGTGACCATTAGTGTTTATAAGGGTTCCAGCCGTTACCCATGAGTGACTTTCTTGTGCCTTTAGTGACTTTACGCCCCTTGAATCTTTGTGTAAATCCGAAAAGACTTGCCGTCAATTTTTTTAAAGACCGTTTTAAACAGGTTCTTACTGCTTAGAATCCGGCCAAAGTTAATATTGCTCACCGGCACCAGACCGTTTTCCCGGCACCAGGAAGAGTATTGCAAATAGACATCCCGCGCAATTTGATTTTCCACCGAGTGACTTTCGACAAACAGCAGGATCGGATTGTTGATACCCTCATACAGCTTTAGTTGTTCAGCCACCTGGGCACTGTCTGTAAATTTTTTATTTACAATCAGCCGCTTGAGTCCGGCGACAGCCAGCTTCAGCAAATACTTCATGCCGCTTTCGGTGAGCAGCTTGTCCTTGATAAACGGGTCGTAATCCGGATCGCTCACGCTAAATTTGGCGTTGAACGGGATAATAATCAACCGACGCATGAAGCCGTGGCTCTGGTCGTTAATCCGGGGCAGCTCGTTCGCGCAAAAAATCAGCGTGGCGTAGTTGTCCAACATGAAGGGCGTTTCGCCCTTATTCTCCACCATGATGCTCTCGCCGGTAATGAGTTTTTTAAAGATGCTGGAGTTTTCCCGGTAATTGCTGCTGATGTCATCACCGACATTCGCCAGCTTGCCGAATAGCTGGGCGTTCACAAAGCGTTTTTCAAAGTCGGCGGGTTCGAGGGTGGTGATATTTTCCCGGCCCAGCAATATTTTGATCATCTCCAGAAAGGTGGATTTTCCGTTTTCGCCGCCGGCCGTCAAGAAGAATGTCTTCCCAAAGGATTTCTTCCGGTACAGGCAATACCCGACCATTTCCTCAAGCAAGAGGCGCAGGTTCTCATCCTTGCAGGTGATCTTGCCAAACACCGTGTCGACGGTTCGGTCATACGCGGCGGGATCGTAATCGTAAGGTATCCTGTTCTTCAGGACAATCTTAGGATTGTAATCCAGCAAACTGTCGGTTTCGATGTCGTACACTTTGCTTTTCAGGCCGATGAAGCGAGCTTCGGCCAGGCTGGCTTCGCTGTCGCATATCACTTGGATATAGCGCAATACCTCATTACGCTGGCTTGAGGTTAAGGTCGGAATTTTACCCAGCATTTTCCGCTCGAACATTTCCCAGTTGTTCGTATACAGACCGTTCTGGTAGATGTGCAGCACGCCGTTAATCCTGACCACATGCTCATTGTTCATAAACCAGCGGGCAAACCCGTCGTGCAAAAACTTACCACGCTCGCTAAAGAACGTTTCCGTTGGGAACGCTTCATCGCGGGTGATGGTATCAATCTCCCGTTGCGTGAGCGGTGTTTTGAGAATAAAACGGTTGATGAGATTGATGGCCTCAATGATGGATGGTTTGGGCAGCCCGGCCGACTGCAGCTTGATGATATAATTGAAAAATTCTTGGTTCCGGCCGTCGCCCTCGCCGAAATGAAACCAGTCCACCGGGGTAATTTTAACCGGCCGCAGCCAATCAGGCAGTTCGTCAGGCTCCTCGGTCTGGTTCAGCCATTCCCTAGCCGTACCGTTCACAACCAGAGGAACAAGACTGTTTTTTACGCCTACGCCGACATCGATTTTAACGCCAACCGGGGTATATGCCTTGACTGATCTGTTTTTCACGCCGTTCACGGCCGGGTTTTTGAAATAGAAATGCAGGCCCCTTGTCGTTTGTAAGATATTGCAGTTCAGTTCCAGGTAATTGACGATATCGTGAATGATCTCGGCCTGCGCCTTGTTGTCCACGTCGATCTGGATCATGTCATCGGCCAGCACGCCGGCGTAATCGCCCCGCTCCGGGGGAGACGGCCGCATCTCCTCCATTTTCTCCAGCGGCACTTTGCCCTTGGTTTTTAGATAGCCTTTATACATATTCACTTTGCACCACCTGCTACAAAATCACGAAGACGTTTGCGGGCCACATCGATATACCAGGAAATATCCAGCTTCGGCGGCAAGGGCAGGTGATTGACGTTGCCGTTTTCGATAAAGCAGCGCTCGGGAGTGTTGGCGATTTTTTCGATACGCTCCAGGGTTTTCTGTTTGAATACCCCGGCATCACGTTTACTACGGGAGGCGAATACGCGCAGAACGCGCTCGCTGAGGATTTTATCCCCATGCATGGCGTACATATATTTGCGCGACACCTTGACGATTTTCTGGAATTCCATCAGGTTCGTGCAACTTGTGATTGTCTCTTCGAGAGGTATCCCTTGGGTGAAATATTTGACCAGTGCCTTATTGACGATAGGCAGATCGTTGTCTAAAATATCCAGTTTTTTAACGTAGGCGCCCTTAGATTTATAGGTTTTATCTGCGTGAATGACGATGTAATTATTTACATCTTTTTGATAGATACGCTCAAAGGTCTCAAACTCAAGCACCATACGGGTGCGCTCTTCCCACTCGGCGCAAATGGATTTGATAAAATCCACATCGGCGTTGTGGAGCTTCACAATCACGCCGTCTGTGTTGGATTGGATGATGCTACAATGCGCCTCCAGTTTTTCAATGAGATCCAACAATAAAAGCTGGCCGCCGACGCACACGTTATTGGCCTGGCGCGGATCGTACAAGGCGTTATACTTGTCCTTCATCGCTCCGTAGGTGCTGTTCAGCACGATCTTGTACGGCTGCTGCATGGGATTCTTCTCTTTTTTCAGCCGGAGGCGTTCGTCCCGGATTTGGCGGTACTTTTTAGGATCGACAACGCTGCGGCTCAGAAAGCCGTATTCAATCATCACGGCGGGATAATAAGAGGCCACGTCGATGTTCAAAAACAGCCCTTCCCCCTGGTAATTGTCAATGGCCCCATGAATGCCGCCCCAGGCGAAAATGTGGGGAACACCGGCTACGCTTGTTTTCAAAGACTTGTTATAATCCCGGTTCGCCGGATCGCCATACCAGTCGGCAATGTGCCGGTATTTACTGAGGCGCAGGGTGTTCGGCAAAGTAATCTGAAACTCGTCATTGTAACGCTGCCGGGTTGCTTCCAGGATGATGGCCGCAAGCTGCGGTTTGGTCTTAGCGATGTAACCCAGCGGTAATTTAAAGGCATTTAACAGTGACAGTTGGCTCTCAAACTCGTCGGTCCGGTGCAAAAACACTTCCATGGTTTGCTCCACATCATGGCGGCAATACTTTTCGACCTGCCGCAATTCCGCGTCGGTAAGCTTACGGGCGGTCTTAAAGCTGACGTCGGTTTCCCGGATGTCGTTGCCCATGAAGCCTTCGAGCTGCTTGAGGCCATGGTAGCTGGTCATAACGTCGAACACGTAGAACTGAATCTTGTTGAATGCGCTGGAGTATTCCCAGCCCTTGCGGTCGTCCGCGATAATAAACTTGGATACTTCGTAGGGGTCAAAATCCAGCAACAGCCCTTTCAGGATATACTGGTCGTAGCTGCGCGAGTTGTAGCCGATCCATATCTCATCTTTGTTTTTTTCGTAAAAACGGCGAAGCTTTTCCGAGTCATTGATGATGGTGTGAAAGGTCTGGGTGTTGGCATCCGCCAACACCACCAACCAGTCTAGGAGAAAGACCTCAAAATCAAAGAAAATCATGAGTCGGAGAAAACGTCCTCAATTTTATAAGTCTTATAGCCCTTGTCGTTTTCGCCGTAGTCAAGAACATATTCCAATTTTTCCGTTTCGATGGCTTCCGTGATGTCCATCAGCATGTCGTTGTACTGCTTGAAGTTATCAAAGTCGATTTCCACGCCGGATTCCAAGCTGCGCAGGAAGTCGTTGGCCATGTGGATGCCAAAGCCGGTGGTCAGCATTTGGTAGTAGAAAACATATTGGCCCTTGTACTCGCCGCCAATAATCTTCATCCAGCAGGCCAGCATGGGGTCGTCGGATTTTTTACTGGCCTTCAGTTCCAGCTTAGTGATTTTCACTTCATACTTGCCTTTGGGCACATCCTTGAATTCCTGCTTATTTTCCGCCGCCTTCTTGACGTCGTCCTTTAAACCGGTGGTATCGATTTTCTTTTCCCACTTTTCCCAGATATTTGCCATTGTAAATTTTCTCCCTCACATTCAATTACACAGATTTTCTGGAACGTCTCTTAGGCTTGTCCTCGCCGACAGGAGCCGCTGGTTCATTAGGCGCCTCGGCCCCTGGTTCTTCGGGAGCTTCGCCCGACGGCTCATTGATAATCGCTGCTTGTGCTGGCGGTCTGGGCTTAGAGTCAGTTTCCGGCTTGGCCGTCCGGTACAGTGCCATGAATTTTCCATAGTCAAGCTCCACCCGGTCGGTGCCGAATTTCAACCGACCGCCGCCAAACTGCACGGTATCGGTTTTGAACTTAATAAAGCGGCGGTCATCTTCTTCGATAATGACCCGGCCCACGATATCGACCATACCGGCGATTTTATTCGCATATTTTTCCTGCAGGTTGGGTTTTATCGTGGTCAGCTTGTCCCCGTTGCGTTTGGTAATCTCGGAGACAATTTCATGGCTAATCAGGATGACGCCGTAACCAGCGTTGGTCAGCCGACGAATCTGGGGCAAAAACTCGGTCCGCACCATGTCGTAGCCCTTGCCGTAGCCAGCGTCGGCTTCATGGGTAATGTTCAGCTTGTCATACATATAAATCCGGCAGTGTTCCAGGAGGTCTTCCACCAGGTCGATGACGATGGTCTTAAAGTCGTGCTGGCAGATGTTTAGGGTTTCCACGGCATCCCTAAACATCTGCCAGGCGAACACCGTTTCTTTGATGCGGCCGTTTACCTTGATTTCGTCCCGGATAATAAGCCGGGCGCCGTCGACGTATTTGACGTTGCCGTCGGTATTCAGGTGCAGGACATCCGGCGCCTGGTTGGCAAAGGTGGTTTTGCCGCTGAACGGCACGCCGTACAGCCACAGTACCGGAGCCGTTTCCCGGTCCACCGGCACCCGCTCATTTTTGGGCAATAGTAACATATAATCAATTCCTCTCATGCAGTATTCCTGGTAATCGCACCAGTCGCACAGTTTTGTTGGGTTCTTCGGATACTCGGCGGTACTATGGATGCACTCAATGTTCTGAAAGAACTGATCTACCTTTTGCGGGTCATATGCGACTTCAGAGACGGTTACCCTTAATCCGTGCAGCGTCTCAACCAAGCGCCGCCGGAACTGGTATAAGTCCTCGGTTTTCTTTTGCCGGATCGACGTCTTGGGGATAAAGATATATCCCAGGCGGCCGACTTTCAGGCGGTAGACTTTTTCCAGGTAGTGCTTGTAGATGTGGAGCTGCTCGGATTCCAGATATCGGTCCACGTTGTTCGAATGCTTGAAGTCAAAGATGTCGACCGTACCATCACCATTTTTGACAATGAGGTCAATATAGCCGACGAATTCCTTTGTCTTGACTTCCAGTTCAAAGGTGGACACGTCATAATCGATCAGCGCCCGCACTTTCGGCAGCAGGAGTTCCAGCTTGATGATCTCGTGGATATGAAGGTCGCTAAGGATGCTAAACTGCTCGGCATACCACCGCACCGCCACCGGTATGCCCTCTTCAATGCCCATGTGCATGGCCTTGCCGATCACCAGGGCATTGTCCGCCGCCGGGTCCTGGATGGTTTCCAGGCCGTCCAGATAGCAGAGCTTGAATTTATACGGGCACTGGACGAAAGTGCTTACCCTAGAATGGCTAAATCGCACCAGTCAGCACCTGCCTTTTGAAGCCTTCATATTCCGAGGGCCTGAGTACGCGAGCGTAGCCTCCTGCCTCCTGGATTTTGAAGATGTTGTATTTTTGGAGGACCGTGGGCTTGCCTTTTTCGGTCTTTAGTTCCAGGGCGACGAACTTGCCGTTTATGCAGCAGAGTATGTCGGGAATGCCGGCTGTCTGGTAGCCGCCGCCCCATACTTTTACGTGATATATTTTCTGGGACCGTAAAAAAGCAATGACCTTGTCCTGAAACTGTTTTTCCGTCAACCGGCCTCCTCCTTAAACAGCGCGTCGGTAAAGTCCCGGCGCTGCTTTAGCACTTTGAGTATTTTTTCTTCCACCGATTTCTCGGTTATGGGGTAATAGTAAAAGCAGGTTCTGCTCTGTCCGATACGGTGAATCCGTTTCTTCGACTGTTGAAATAGCTCTGAACTCAGCGGTAGGGTGAAATAGACGATGATGTTGCTGAGTTGCAAATTGTGCCCCATTGCCCCGGCCTGGTACTGGACGCAGGTGATGCTGTTCGCGTGGGTCTCGTAATTTGCCAGATCCGTCCCGGTCCCGTTAATATAGCTGATCGGCCGGTCGGTCAGGGTTTTGAGCAGTTCAAACTCGGCGGTAAAGTTGTAGAAGATGATAACCCGGTCGTTGTTCGAGTCAAGCAGGTCGCGCACGGCAGCCAGTTTATTTTTGTTGTACTGGCCGCAGAGCTGCCGTTGGTAGAGCAGTTGTTTCAGCGGCGTATCGCCGACCAGTTCCATGCTGTCCAGGGCCAGATATCGGTCCCGCTTAAACTGACGGTACTCTTTGGTCGCCTTGATCTTAGTGATCGTCTCCACTTGCTCCGGTAGGTCGAACACGTCCTCGGTCTTCATAAACACGGCGCCGTACTGGCGCAGCTTGGCTTTCAGCCGGTCGACGTTCTTGTACCCGACCACTTTGGTGAGAGGAAACCCGCCTACATCGATTTTTTCGGTAATGACATAGTGATCATAGAACAGCTTTTTCGATATCTTCCAGCCGAGCAAGCGGCACTGGCTCCACAGTTCTTCATATTTGCCACCCGTAGGGGTCCCGGATAACAGGATGACGTTGGCCGGATTCAGATGAAGAACATACTTGCTACGTTTGGCTGTTTCGTTTTTGATCAGGCTGGATTCATCAAGGATCAGCGTAAAGTCCGCCCATTGGAGATACTCCTTGCGCCGCCAAGCCAGATCATAATTAATAACAGACACAGGAAGACTATAGTGGGTATGAAAATGCGCCTTCCAGTCGTCGATCTTGGATTTCTGGCACACGACCAGGACTGGCTTGTCCAGTTCCTTCGCCTTTTCACCGGCAACAAAGGTTTTGCCGAGGCCCATGTCAAGGTAATAGGCCACCCGGTTTCTGTCTCTGGTCTCGAATAGACTCTTTTCCTGATGAGGATATAGCTTGATCATGTATCCGCGTGAGGGTAGCTCTTTTCGCAGCGCTCGTCAAAGTATCGAATGGGAATCTTCCGTTCTTCTGCCACTTCGATCTCAGCACGCATGCCCTCGGTGATTCTTTTGCCGAACACCCAGAGTTCGTCCAAGCGTTTCAAGAGTTCAATACCAAGGGCCATTCCCAGTTGCCGCTCCTGGGGTATGGTGTCGTCCAGAAATGCGGTGAATATGGCGTGCGGCGCCAGCGGCAGCGCTCCTTGCTGAATGACGAACCGGCAATAGCCGTGCGCCCGCCGGACATTGGTCTCTATGTCCCCCCGCAAGGGAGAGCAAACGTACACAAACTTCAAATTGCCACCTGCCTTTCGGGAAGTGTTAAGGTTTCAATGGTTTCACTGGGAAAAGCCCGGATCAGCCCGGCCAATAGTTTCTTTCCTACGGTTCGTCGGCCGGCCAGTGCGTTTGACAGTGCGCCCCGGCTGATACCTACTTGCCGGGCAATCCGGCATGGGTTGGTTTCATACTCGACAAAGAGTTGCTGGACTCTGGCGCTGTTTAATCGCACTGTTGCTTCCCCTCGCGGAGGAGCGGCTGGAACAGTTTGTCTACCAGATCCAATGCTTTTCTTTTTGCCTCCTTGCCGTCTGGCTCTGAAATCGTAATGGACTTGAGTTTGCTGCCTTTGGGAATTTTAATCTGGACGCCTTCAATCCAAATTTCCATCGTTTCACCTCTTTCACTGTGTTTTTGAGGCCGTAAAAGCGCCTCTACTTTATAGCCACGGGAAACGCAAATTCGCACCCCCTATTCTAAAAATTTTTTTATTCTTTTTAAGGCTTTGCTCAAACGGTTGCGGATTGCGCTTTCGTACACGCCTTCTTCACGCGCAATTTCCGAGATTGATTTTCCTTCAAAGTAAATTTGCTGAAGCAATTTCCGTTGCTGGGGAAGCAGCTTGTCGAGCGCCTGGCGAAGCGCTTCCCTGGTTTCCTGCGCTTCGATGGCGTTGGTAAGTTCCTCACTGGCAGCTGCCAGTTGAACGCCCAACTCCGTTAAAGCGTCCATCGAGTTATGCCGGCGGCTTTCCCGCCGGTCGCTGTTTTTGGCTTCCTTGTCAATGCCAATCAGCACTTTGCCGATTGGTTCCGACACTTCAATTTCCATGGTCTCCCCTGTCAGGAATTCATACTTGATTTTCATTGATTGCTTCTCTCCTTTTTTGGCATAAAAAAAATAGCCGGATGAAGCTAATAAAAATTAGCTTCATCCGGCTATTTGGTAACTCAAGGCAGCTTAAGCCGCTGGTTCCGTTGCTCGGTATGCATGGTATTTTTTTGTCAAAAGCATTTATGGTATTGCAGATTAGTCGATAAATAACATACTGGCTTTTTTGCTTTCTCCATAAAAGCAAAAAAGCCAGATAAATTGCTGGTAACAATTTATCTGGCTTCTAGGTAGTCAACACAACTCCGCTGGCTCGGTATTCCCTCGCTATGCGCTCTGGCTCCTGGGAAGCTTACCGAAGTTTGCTAGGTAAAACTTTGTAATCCGTTTACATTGCATACACTTTATTGTAATTAGACCAATGGAATCTTCTTCAATATCAAATAGGCGTCGTCCACAAACGGGACATTTCACTTGTTCTGACAAATAAATCCTCCTAAATCTTAGATTGGGGAAAAAGACTCCATTTTTCGATACAATGAACTATAACCAGTGGTGAGAGCAACCGAAAGACCTGAAATCGCAACTAGCACATACGGTTGCCTCTTATCGAAATTATAATGTTTATAGTAATAACTCGTCAATTGGTAATATGTTCTTTACCGTTACAGTAATAATTGCTGTATACTAATATCATGTTA